TAACTAATCAAAATTTAAATGAATTAGTAACAGAAATGAATAAAGCAAAAATGTATTTAAAAAACAACTATACTTTTTTTCGTAATTTCTTGAAAGAAAACGAGTCAAATATGACAATATGTGATATAATGTCTGTATTAAGCGATGGAAATTTACTAGGAGATTATGGTCATTCTCCAGAATATTGGAAAAATGATGTTATTAGAATTAACGAATTGTCTGCTAATTTAATTAGTGCAAAAATAATAGATGATGTAGCAGTAAGGAAACTACTTAAAGAAATTCCACCGTTAAATAGGTTGATGGAAAGGTGTGTAATTTTATGGCAAGTTTAAGCGATAAAGCATATGAACTAAGAAAAAAGTATAAAGAAATACATGGAAATGCTCCAAGAGGGTGGTATCATGGTGAAGAAACTATGCAAGAATATGAGGAATACTTAAAGAAAATATTAAATGAAAAATCAAAAAAATAGTTAATTAGAGTTATAGAGAAATCTATAGCTCTTTTTATATGTCCGCAATGACGTAAATCTACGTGAGCAAGCAGATACGACCTGCGTAATAAAGTGTAGCAAAAGAAAGGATTAAGTATGAAAAGAGAATTTTTAAAAGGATTAGGTCTTGAAGATACTGTAATTGACCAAATAATGGATGAAAATGGAAAAGATATCAACAAGGCAAATGAAAAAGTAAAAACTCTCGAAGCTGAAGTTAATAATACAAAAGAATTATTAACTAATGCAAACAAAGAAATTGATAGTTATAAATCTATGGATATAGATGCTATCAAAAAATCTGCTGAAGATTACAAAACAAAATTTGAAACGGCAGAAAAAGATTATCAAGCTAAAATTCAAGAAATTGAGTATAACAACAAGCTTGATAAATATGTAGGTGGATTAAATCTTAAAAATGACATCTACAAAAAAGAAGTTATCTCTAGAATTAAGGAAAAAGAACTTAAATTTGATGGAGATACATTACTTGGTGCTGAAGAGCTAGTAAAAGGCTTTAAAGAACAATATGCTGATGCGTTTGTTGATACAAATCCAAAACCTAGTTTTGCAGATACTACACCAGGTGCTGATTCAAAAGTAACAAGGGAGGCATTTAACAAAATGTCATATAAAGAAAGAATCGCTTTAAAAAGCGAACAGCCAGATATTTATAATAGTTTAAAGGGGGAATAAGAAATGGCTACAAATCAAGTAACAAAATTAGAAAATTTAATTGACCCAGAGGTTATGGCTGATATGATTTCAGCAAAACTACCAAAGAAAATAAGAGTTGCACCTTTTGCAAAAGTTGATACTACTTTACAAGGTGCTGAAGGTGATACTATAACAGTACCTAAATATGCGTACATTGGAGATGCTGAAGATGTAGCTGAAGGTGTTGAATGTGGTACTACAAAATTAGAAGCATCATCTGATAAAGTAACTGTTAAAAAAGCTATGAAAGCAGTAGATTTAACAGATGAAGCAGTGCTATCAGCACACGGTGACACAGTTGGAGAAGCAACAAACCAATTAACATTATCTATAAGTGCAAAAGTAGATAATGATTGTATGGATGCTTTAACAGACGAAACTGCGGAAGGAAGATTAATTTATAATGGTTCTACATCAAAAATATCATATAACGGTATTGTTGATGCAATTGATGTTTTTGAAGAAGAAGTAAACGGCGAAAAAGCTATGTTTGTACATCCAAAACAAGTAACTGATTTAAGAAAAGATGCAAACTTTATTTCAGCTGATAAATACAATCAAAATGTTGTATTAAAAGGTGAAATTGGTATGATTGCAAACACTAGAATAGTACCTTCTAAGAAAGTAAAAGAAAATACTGAAAAAACAGCTTACTTAAACCCAATAATTAAGTTGGAATTAGATGCTGAAACAGAAGAAGAAACACCAGCATTAACAATATATATAAAGAGAAACGTTAATGTTGAAAAAGAAAGAAAAACATTAGCTAGAAAAACTGTAGTATCTGCTGATGAAATGTATGCTGTATCAGTATCAAATGATGCAAAAGTAGTTTTAGCTAAATTTAAAAAATAGGAGTTGATAAGGTATGCTTAAATACATAAACAAAGAAGAATATATTGAGTTGTTAGGTGCTGATAGCATACCTGATGACTTTAATAATTTAGTGATTAAAGCAAGTAGCTATATTAATAGACGAACTTTCGGAAGAATTGATATAGAAAATATTCCTGAAGAAGTCAAATATGCTACTTGCTTAATTATTGAGTTAGAAAATAAAGCTAATATCCAAAAACAAGAAATCGGAAATATTAAATCGCAAAATATTGAAGGATGGAGTGAAACATATTCTACATCTGAAGAAATAGATTCAAAACTAAAATCTGATAAAGAAGACATAGTAAAAGAGCAGTTGTGGAATGTAATTGGAAAAGACGGTAATTATTTACTATATAGAGGTGAGTAATTATGAGCAAAAGATTTTTTATACATCAAATAACTGTATATCATTTTGATAGTGATGAGAATATTTCTAAAATTCATTTTAATGAAGTTTATTTCAGACATAATAAAAAGATTAACCGTGTTGATAAAGGTGTCGAAATGGCGAGTACAGGTACAATTTATATACCTACAACTGATAATGTTGATATAACAGATGAGGATTATATTATTGAAGGTATAATTAAAGATGAATTTAATTTGTTAGAACTACAAAATAAATACCAAGTATTTAAAGTAGTAAGTGTAGATGATAATAGAAAAGGAAAACTACAACATTTTAAAATAGGAGTTGCTGAATAATGGCAAGTGGAAATTTTAAAACTAGGGTTGATATAAAACCTGTTGCTGAAATACTTAAAAGACATGGATTGCAAAATGAGGGTGCTGTTACTTTATTTTTAAGGAATGAAGTAGATAGATATTCTGATCCTTATATACCATTTAAAGCAGGAGACCTAAAAAATAATAAAAGTTATCCTAATAATCATTCTATAAAATATATTTCACCATATGCAAGGATACATTACCATGGTAAAGTTATGATAGATCCAAAATATAAAGTTGGTGGATTCTATAATGCTGAAAAGAAAAGGTGGTATTCCAGGACTAGTGTCAAAAAAATACTTAGTAATAGGAATTTTAAATATAATGGAGCACCAAAACGTGGGTCACAATGGGATAAGCGTATGTGGAATGACAAAGGAAAAGAAATATGTAATAATTTGGAGGTGTTTATAAAAAAATATGTCAGATAAATCTAATACAGAAATTATAAAAGAATATATAGAAACTTGTCCGTTACTAAAAAATGGAAAAATAAATGTGGATTACTTAAAAGATAAGCCACAAAGTTATTCTATTGATATAACACCAAATAATCCAATATATAAAGAATATAAAGATGGTACTAAATTGAAGCAAATAACCTTTGATTTTACTGTACAAGCTCCTTTATCAACACAAGTTATAGTAAATCTTGCTAACAGTAAATTTTGTGAAGATTTTATGAATTGGATAGAAGTAAATAATAGAAAAGAAATTTTGCCTAATATTACAGGGATACAGTGGATAAAATGCACAAGTCCAGGTTATATTTTAGGTAAAACTGAAACTACGGCCATTTATATAATACAAATGCAGGTAGTTTATAGACAAGAGGCTTTATAGTTTCTTTTTTTATGCCAAAAAGGAGTTGATAAAAAATGGCAGATACACAAAATGTAGTAGAAAAATTATATAATAGAGCTGACATTGTTAATTTTATGGGATTAACAGTAGATGCAACAACTTATAAAAGAATGACTGGTTTTACAGATAATGGTAAATCATTAAACCCAGAAACTTATGAAAGAAGATATGTTGACGAAAAATCTAGTAGAAAAGATGTAACAGGTTATGCTACAGAAATTGCTTATGGTTTTGATAGATATACTAATAATGATGTACACGATTTAATAGCAAATGTACACGATTTAGAACAAACAGGAGTAGTTGTACCTATAGTAGCTGTAAATTTTAATGAAAAAGGAACAGATGCTAATAGTTTTAAAGCTAGAAGAAGAAATTACTCAGTATTACCCGATAGTGATGGAGATGGAACAGATGCTTACCAATATAGTGGAGCATTTGGTGCTAATGGTGAATTAGAAGAAGGAATAGCTACAAGTAATGATGGCTGGAAAACTTGTACATTTACGCCCAATTCAAGCGCAGAATAGTAAAACTGCGCTTGTTAATGGTATTTTAATAGAAGACTTGGAGGAATTAAATAATGAAAATACGTAATGTAGAATTAGAATTTGATTTTAATGATGCTGATGACATGGAAAGATTAGAAAATGCTATTGAAAAAACACAAAAAAACTTAAATGAATTAAAAACAGATAATAAAAAAACAAGCGAAGTAATAAGAGAAACATGTAAAAGTGTATTTAATTGTTTTAATGAAATCTTTGGAGAAAATACAGATAAAAAGATTTTTGGAAATAAAACAAATTTAAATGTGTGCATGGAAGCTTTTAAGGATTTGATTGAAGCTAGAGTAAATCAAGAAAATGAATTTGCTGAAGAAATAAACAACATAGAAAAAAAATATAGTCCAAATCGTGCTACAAGAAGAGCTAAAAAATAATGAGTATCATAATAGATAGTTTATCAGATATTATTAAAGATAGAATAGGTGTTTTAGAGTTTAATACTGACTTTAGAACATCTATGCTATTTGAAATGCTTATGCAAGATAGAAATATACGTAAAAAAAATAAGATTATACAAGCTATAAAACTATATTATCCCGATGTTGGGCAAATAACAGATTATGAAAAAGCGGTGGAGGACATACTATGGTTTTATAGATGTGGAAAAGAATTGGCCAATTCTAATAATGTAAGTGCTGAAAATAAAAGTAAACAAGTTTATAGCTATGAATTTGATGATAATTACATATATAGTGCTTTTTTACAACAGTATAATGTTGATTTACAAGATACAGAATACTTGCATTGGTGGAAATTTAGAGCGATGTTTGATGGATTAAGTAAAGAGACAAAAATAGTTGAAATAATGGGCTATAGGGCTATAGATTTACGAACAATAAAAGACAAAGAAGAAAAAAAGCGTATAAAAAAATTAAAGGAATTATACAAATTACCTGATATGCGAACTAGAGAACAAAAAGAAGCAGATTTTGGACGCGCTTTTTGGTAAACGACATATTTCGACACTATGAAATCTTATAAAGTGATATAATACGCTTAGGAGATGATATAATATGAGTAAAAAAACGCCATTGTATATTTTAATAACAACAAATATAATCATAATTATACTTTTAAGCGTTATGGTTTTTAATTATTTGTTCCTTGGAAAAACAAAAAAAGTATCTAGTAGTGGTTTTACTGTTGAAAATACTAAGAGTACTACAAATTATACAGCTGAAGAAATTATAAACAAAATGAAAGAAAAAAGTAGTAATATTGGAAAGGTTGTCGTTTATACAGAAGAAACGGATTCAAATAAATTGTTAGGAAGACCTAATCAATACACTTCTAAAATACAGTTTGCTGATAATAGAGTAGATCAGTCTCATGTTGAAGAGAATGATGCAATAGGTGGAACAATAGAAGTATTTAATTCAAAAGAAGATATGGAGAAAAGAAAAAATTATATAGAAACTATATCTTCAAGTGCTAGTTTCTTTACACAGTATATTTATGCAAAAGATTATGCAATATTAAGACTTGAATCAGATATTACACCCGAACAAGCTAAAGAATATGAAAATTTATTTTACGAAGTTATAAAATAAAAAACTTTGGAAATATCAAATGGAGCCGATAACATGAAAAGATGGTATAAATGTCCAAATTGCGGAAAAAAATTAATAAAATATAATAAAGATGCTTATTCAAAAGGCGTCTTTTTTTTATGCAAAAATTGCAAAAAAGAAGTAGAAATAAAAATTAAAAGTCTTTAAATTGAGCCAGTGAGCCTGACTTGTCTTAAGAAATGAGGTGAGAATATGGCTGATGGTTCAGTTACTATTGAAGTAACACTTACAAAAGACCAATTAGAAAAAGGTTTAAAAAGTTTAAAATCAACAATAAATAACGCATTGCCTAGTGCAAGCAAAACGTTATCTACATTTGCAAGTGGATTTGAAAAAATAGGTGGCTTAGCAACAAGTGCAGGTAAAAAGATTACCGTTGCTACTGCTGGTATCGTTGCAGGTTTAGGAAGCGCAATAAGTAGATTCGATACATTAAATAACTATCCAAAAGTCTTGAGTAATTTGGGATTTAATGCAGAAGAAGCTAAAGAGTCAATAGAGGAATTGTCAAAAGGTATTGATGGCTTACCTACTTCGTTAGACGATGCAGCTAGTGGCGTTCAAAGATTAGTCGCAAAAAATAGTGATATAAAAAAATCAACAAAATATTTTTTAGCTATGAATGATGCAATTGTCGCTGGAAATGCACCAGCTGAACAACAAACCAGTGCTATTGAACAGTTGACTCAAGCTTATTCGAAAGGAAAACCAGATTTAATGGAGTGGAGAACACTAATGATGGCTATGCCAGGTCAATTAAAACAAGTAGCAACTGCTATGGGGTATGTTGATACAGATGAGTTATATGAAGCTTTAAACAAAGGCAAAATATCTATGGATACTTTTATGGATGCAATTGTTGAACTTGATCAAAATGGTGGAAAAGGTATTGTAAGTTTCCAAGAGCAAGCTAAAAATTCATGTGATAGCATAGGAACAGCAATAACAAATACAGCTAATAGAATTAAAAAAGGATTTGCAACTATATTAACATCTATGAATGAGGCAGCGAAAAATACAAGCTTTGGAAGTATAGCAGGAATGATAAATAGCTTTTCTACAAGCGTAAAGAATTTTCTTGATAAACTAGGCGGAGCTCTTAAACAAAATGAAGCATTTAACACGTTTATTAATCAAATATCAACAGGGCTTACAGAGATGAATAACGTTATTAATGGGTTAAGTTCGGAACAATTAGACAAAATAGTGACGACAATTATTAACTTGGCAAAAGCAGGACCTATTTTACTTGGAGTTGGCAAAGGCTTTAGTACATTAAGTAGTGTGTTTAATGGATTAAGTGGTGGAGTAAAAATACTTGAGGGAATACCAGGAAAAGTAAGTGGATTGACAGGAATTATTAGCGGCTTAGGTGGTAAATTAGGAGGAGTTTCTAAAGTATTTACTACATTTTTTAACGGTATTAATTCTGGTTTTAGTACTATGATTAGTGGTGGAGTTATTGGAAAATTTCAAACAATGCTTTCTGGACTAGGGAGTGGTATCCTAAACAGTTTTTCAACAATTGGTAGTTCAATAGGAGGTTTATTGTCACCAATAACAAGTGGATTTACTACTATGTTAGGAAAAGTACAACTTATAACTGGTTCAGGATTAGCAAAAGTTCAAAATTCATTTGGAGGACTGATTGATAAAATAGCACCAAATCTTTCATCAGGTTTAAGTAAAATAACAGGAGCTTTTGGAGGATTATTTGGTAAAATTGGTTCATCTATGGGTAGTTTTTTGCCGATATTTACAAAAGCATTTAATATAACAGCTATTATAGGTCTAGTTGTTGCAGGTTTAGGATTATTACAAGGACAGTTTGGAGAACAGATAAATAGTTTCCTTAGCATGGTAACTCAAAAAGGACCTGAAATAATAACTAATCTTATCAATGGAATAGTTAGTAAAATACCAGAATTAATAGCCAAAGGTGGAGAATTACTACAAAATTTACTAACTGCTATAATTGCAAATTTACCTGCTATAATACAGGGTGGTATACAGATTATTAGTTCTCTTGTTATTGGAATAGCTCAACAATTGCCAACATTAATTCCAATGGCACTGGAGGCTATTATAACAATAGTTACTAGTTTATTAGATAATATAGATTTACTTATAGATGCAGCAATACAGCTTATAATGCGGATTAGCCGATGGACTTATACAAGCTTTACCTATTTTGATAGAAAAGGCCCCTGTTATAATTCAAAAATTGTTAGAAGCTTTAATAAGAAATGCCCCAAAAATTGTACAAGCTGCATGGGAATTGATAGTAAAATTAGCAAATGGAATTATAAATTGTTTGCCTAGCATTGTACAGGCTGCATTTGAAATAATTCAAGCAATTTGGAATGTACTCAAAGAATTACCAGGCAAAGCTTTGCAGTGGGGGAAAGATATGTTACAAGGATTCATAAATGGAATAAAATCAATGTTGGGAAATATAGGAGACGCAGCAAAAAATGTAGGTAGTAAAATTAAGGAATTTTTACACTTTTCTAGGCCAGATAAAGGACCGCTTAGAGAATATGAGACTTGGATGCCTGATATGATAAAAGGGCTAACAAAAACTTTGAATGCAAGTTCACCTAAACTATACAATGCGAGCAAGAATTTATCAGAAAAAATTGCAAATGGATTAGATATATCAAATATATATGACAAAATGAGTTCTGCAGTTAATTTTGAAACACAAAGATTAAGTGCTAACTTAAGTACAACAGCAAATGTAAATAGAAACTTAAATGTAAGTTTAAATCAAACTAAATCAGATGTGTATTTGGATGGCAGAAAAGTAGGACAAATTGTAACTCCTTATATGTCACAAACAGTAAAACTTGGAGGTGTATAATGACATATTTAGAATACAGTAGTAAAAAATTTAAGATAATAAATTCTTATACAATTAATACTTCTAGTAGGCAAGTTACATTTACAGATATAAATATAGATTTTACTAATAGGACTTTAGAAGACTTACCTATTAAGTATCAAGAAGTACAAATAAAAAAAGATAATACAGTAATTTATACTGGATATGTTAATAGTTTTACTCTACCTAGTATGAAACAAAGTGATAATGAATTTAGAGAGCTTGAAATCAATTTATTATCACCTATGCAGATGGCTACAAATAAAGTTGTTACAATCATCGGTACATATAAATTAGAAGAAGTAATAAGGAGGGCTTTAAGCCCTCTTCTTTTAGATGGTTTTGAGATAAAAGAATTAAATGTAAGAGATGGTCAGAAAACGGTTAGTTTTTTAATGCAAACAACTGAATTTGTAATGAATAGTTTATCTAATACAGAAAGTTTATGGTGGTATATAGATGAAAACAAACAAATTTATATAAATTCTATAGATTATCAATTTGGATTATTACCTAAAATGACATTGACTCATAATGAAAAAGTAGATGGGTTACTAAGTATAACTCCTAGCGTAGAAGCGGTAAATTATGCAAATGTAATTAATGTAAAAAATGCTAGAGTGTATTTTAGTAGTTGGTATTATTCACATTATGATGATAAATTAAACAATAAACCTCTTTTTGATGCTAGGACTTTAAAAAAAGGAGATACAATTGATTTTAAATATCCAGTCGATATTTCTGAAGATACAATAAGAGCAGTTAAAGAAAACGATATTTCAACAGGTGTGCTAGAATATGATAATTTTTACATTCTATTAGGAGATTATAAAGAATATTATATTGCTTTAAAAGATGACAAGTACATTATTTCAAATGGAATAGGATTTTCTGAAGAAGATAAAAAGATAATTACATTAAAAAGAGATGATTTCTTTAAAAATTTAATAACAGGTTTCACATATAATGGAGATACAGCAACTACAGTAATGACATTAACGAGTGAGACAGCATTAGAGTTTAGAACAATGAAATTTATTAACTCACAAGAAATAGAATTAAATAAAGGTAAAATTACAAAATCAGGTGTAATAGAAAAAACAATTGATATGAATGAAAGATGGTTTTTTACTGATGATTTAGTATCAGAAGTAAGAAATTTAATGTCAAATAATTCAAATCAAACCAATATTTTAAAATTAGAATTTGATAAAAATAAGGATTTAAGTATTGGTGACATCATCAGAGTGGATTTGCCTAAATTTTTAACACAGGGAGAATATATTATAACAGATATAACTTTTACACATTCAAACGTTGAAAATTGGAATATAACTTTAAGAAGTTCAGATGTTTTAGAAAATTTTATTGATTTATTCAGAGAAAAAGAAAAACAAGAAATTGATGATCAAATAGAAACGGTAATAATATCTGAGTATGTTGAAGAAAAAATGAACGAAATTCACGAGGTGGTTGAAAATGGCTAAAATTAAAAATTTAGAAATAAATATAAAAATAGGGGAAAAAGAATATAGTTTTAAAAATTTAATTTTGGATTCTTTATTAAATAATTATGCTATTTCATTAGTAGATAAAAATAAATATAATAGCAACTTCAAAGCACCTGGTTCTTGTGCAATAAAATTTTCAGCTATAAATGATGTTAATTCGAACATGAAATTAAAAAATAATAATTTTGATATTTGTATATCTAATACTAGTCGTATTTCAGATACTTCTAAAAATAATATAATTAATAAGTACATATGCGATAGTGAAATTGCATATATATGGGATTATTCAAAACAAACTGCTCAAAATATAAAATTAAAAGATTATGAGGGATATAAAATTTATTTTTTAGGATTTTCATATGGATGGGCCCCAGATAATGATACATTAGCGGTTTTAGATGTTTCAAATTATGATATTTATATACAAAAAGGTGAAGAAATTCAGATTACAAGAATTGATGAAATATCAAGCGATGCTATATTTACAAGTTTACATGAAAAAATCAATTGCCCAGTGCATTTACTACCACTTGGTATTGATGGTATTATACCAGAACAAAAACTAGTCGCTCAAGATGGTTTAAATTATATAACTATATATAATAATGCTTATGCAAGATTAACAAATTTTGGATTTGGAAATAAACCTGATAATATAGAGTTAGAATATGATATTGAGGGAAATTATGAAGTAAATGAGAATATATTTTCTATTAAAAAAATATGGTCACCAAAAGGCTTGTATCCGAGTCAAGAATTATATCCTAGTGATGATTTGTATCCTGATGACATTCCTTATGAATATTTAATTTTAAAATTTAAATTGTTTCAAAAAGTAGCTGAAGGAACATATGAAGATTATATAGAAGTTGAAAAATTTACAGGAGCTGAATATTTACAAGCAATATCTTTAGATAAAAGAGGGAATATCGATTTAAATATAAAATACGAAAGGGGCTAAACAAATGGAAAAAATAGATTTTAAAAATTTACCTGACAAAACTACGCCTATTAATGCAGCTAACTTAAATAAAATGCAAGATAATACAGAAAAGGCTATAGGCGAAAAACTAGACAAAACATCAAAAGCAACAAGTACTGAAGCAATAGCAGGAACAAATAATACAAAATATACAACACCTTGTAGTGTAAAAAGTGCAATTGATAAAGCATTAGAGGGATATACACCAAGCGGCGGTGGTAGTGGAGGCGACACTTTACCAATAGGAGCAATATTACCTTTTTCAAGTGATACAATTCCAAACGGTTGGTTATTGTGTGATGGTAGTGTAATAGAACAAGAAGATTATCCAGAATTATTTGAGGTTTTGGCTGGAAATTATGGAATAATAAGTAGAGAAGAAATAAGATTACCTGATTTACGCGGGAAAGTAACAGTAGGGAAAGATAGCACTGATACAGACTTTAACACACTAGGCAAAACAGGAGGAGAAAAGACACATACATTAACAGTATCTGAAATGCCAAAACATTCTCATAATTTTCAATTTGATCAAACAGAAGGTAGTAACGTAACAGCAGTAAAAACTGGAGTTAACAATGCGTATGCCAAAGCGACAAGTGAAACGGGTGGAAACCAACCACATAATAACTTACAACCATACTTAGTTACAAACTACATCATTAAAGCAAAAATGACAGTAGCAATAGAGGGTGAAATCATACAAGAAACAGGTACAGCAAGTACAACTAATGTATATAGTGCTAAAGCTATTGATAATAAATTAAAGACAAGTATAGTAACAGAACAAGAAGTTGCAACAAATGAATATATAGATGGAAAAATAGTGTATTTAAAAAGAGCAACTTTTACTACTCCAAACGCAGTTGATATATGGAAAACAATGATTACAATACCAGCTAATTCTGAAATAGTTAATTCGTATCAAGTTTATGAAACAGAATCTAGTAAATATCCTTTCCCATTTTCATACAACAACGAAAGTATGCAAATTTATTATAATTCAAACGATGGAACAATAAATGTCAAGACTAGTTTTAATTATGCATTAAATAAGGATGGATATATAATAGTAAAATACACAAAAAATACATAATAGGAGTGATTTGATATGATAAACAAAGATATTAATATAAAAGTGCTATCAAACAGCATGGTGATATTAGATAAAACAGTACTTGGAATAAATGGAGAAAATTTGAAAGGAAAAATAATATTTAATTTTGAAGAATTTATAGACGGCGTAGCTTGGCTTGAAATTGAAAAAGAGAATGGAGAAAAAGGCTACATTCAAATGACAAAAGAAAATGAAACATATACTTTAGAAATAAAATCAAGTTTGTTAAGTCAAGCAGGATATATATATATGCAATTAAGAATTACACAAGATGAAAACGTAAATGGAATAGCAGTTTTCAAGTCAAAAAAATTCTATGTAGAAGTACTTAATGCAATTAATGCTACAGCTACAATAGAAGATGATTATCCAAATATTATAGATATTGTAAATAACAAGCTAGAAGCTGACGATATCACAGCCGGTGATAATATTACAATTGAAAAAAGTGGCAAAAAGCTAACAATAAACTCTGTAAAAAGTGGCGATGTGTCAAAAAAATACGTAGATGACCAAGATACAAAAACTCTTGAAAGTGCAAAAGAATATGCTGATAATCAAGTTCCAAATGTAGTTGAAACATATGTAAATGAGCATAAAGAAGAACTCAGGGGAGAAAAAGGAGATGCTGGGCCTCAGGGAGAACAAGGACCTAAGGGAGATACTGGGGAAACAGGACCTCAAGGACCACAGGGAGTTCAAGGAAAACAAGGACCTCAAGGAGAACAAGGAATACAAGGTCCAGCTGGTCCACAAGGTGATAAAGGCGATACTGGAGATAAAGGTGATGATGGATTTTCTCCAATCGCAAATGTCACACAAACTCAAAGTGGAGCAACTATAACAATTACAGATAAAAACGGTACTACAACAACTGAAATAAAAAATGGAAAAGACGGAGCTAATGGCAAAGATGGTACTAATGGAACTAATGGAAAAGACGGAACTAATGGTAAAAATTATTCTGTAGAAATAGTAGAAAGTACATCAAATACGCAAGAAATACAGTCAAATAAATTCTATAAGTTTGGTGAAGTATCAAGCTTAAATATTACACTTGCAGCAATAACAGATACATCAGTTTTAAATGAGTATATGTTTGAGTTTACAAGTGGTAGTACAGCTACAACTTTAACTTTACCAAACACAATTAAATGGCTAGAAACACCGACGATAGAGTCAAACAAAATATATCAATGCAGTATAGTAGACAATGTTGGTGTGCTTTTGGGGGTGTCAAATGTCTAATTTCAGAAGAAGACTAATGATGTCTGTAAAAAAGCAAAATGAATATACAGAACTAGAATATCTTGAGAGTACAGGCACGCAATACATTGATACTGATTTTAAACCAAACAACAATACGAGAATAATAGTAAGAGCAAAAATGAAAACTTTTGCAACAGAATTTTTCTTTGGAACAAGAACTTCAAATACAATTAAAACATTTACTGCATTATTTGAAAGACAAGCGGTGTCGAATGGAACTTATAGAATAGATTACTCTAAAGCAATAAATAGACTAGTTTCAGCTTCAAGTTATGATGATGATATTCATTATTTTGAAATCGATAAAGGAAAATTATTTTTTGATAATGTTGAATATCAAGCAAAATCTACAGTAGAATTTCAATGCGATTATAATTTAGTGCTGTTTGGAGTAAATACATCAAATACAATTACAAAATCAGTTGCTTATATATATGATTGTAAAATATATGATAATGATGTGTTAATTAGAGATATGATACCTGTTTTGGACAAGAACGGTACAGCTTGCATGTATGATAAAGTAAACTCAAAATTCTATTATAATTCTGGAACAGGAGATTTCCTGTATGGAGAAAAGGAGAGTTAATATGTTAGTAAAATATATAAATGAAACAACAGTAATATATGCAAACTATGATAGAATATTAGAATATGATAATAAGCAAGTAATAAATCCACGTGATGAAGATTTTTTGAAAGCAAAGTATAAAGAACTAATTGAAACTGAAGAACCTTCTTACAATTTAGATACAGAGTATTTACAAACTTACTATTTAGAAGAAAATGATAAGATAATACAAAAATGGGAAGTTAAAAAAATAGAAGAGAGCGAGGTGTAAACAAAATGGATAACAATTCAATTTTACTCTTGCTTGGTTTTATTGTAACTTTAATTTCAGTAATGACGCCAATTATTAAACTAAATAGTTCTATTACAAAATTAAACGCAACAATAGATAGTCTAGACAGAAACATGGCGAAAAGTCAAGCAGATATAAAAGAGCATGATGAAAAAATAAATGATCATGAAACAAGAATAACAGTTTTAGAAAAAGAGAAGAGGTGATAGTATGAAAAAACTACTAGATGTTAAGAGTATTGTAACATTAGCATTAACACTTGTATTTTGTGTACTAGCGTGTAGAAAAATAATAAATGCAGAACAATTTCTAACAATATTTACAACAATAATTGCATTTTATTTTGGAACACAATATCAAAAAAATGTAGAAACTAAAAATCAAGAAAATAACGAAAAATAGCAAGGTGTAATTACTATGCCTTGCTTTTAAAAAGCCTTTAAAATCGAAATATGGAGGTCGGTTTTTATGCGAAAATTACTAAAAAAACTGATATCTAAAAATATAATAAAAATATTAAAAATTTATCAAAAAGATTTTGAAAAATCAATGTTTGAAGAAAAAAGTAACTATTTAGATGACAAAATTTTCTTTGAGATTGATTTTTTAATAAAATTAATAAAAGAAAGAAAGGAATGAGCATAATGGAAGAAATGGATAAAGATTTTCAAGGAGAAATTTTTAAAATAGAGGAGGATGAGGAATAATGAATTTAGCAGAATTTGGGAGTTGGGGACTAGCTCAAGGGAGTGTTGCTAATCCAACGCCTAATTATAAGTATAAAGGTCAATGTGTATCTTTGATACAACAATATTTATATCAGGTGTTTGGTATGCAATTTAAAGCACGTGGAAATGCGAAAGATTGGGCTTATAATGTACCAGAAGGATTTACAAAATTAGGTTCAAATATTAAATTACAAAAAGGTGATATACTTGTTTACGGAAGCAATTACGGTGGAGGATATGGACATATAGGTTTAATTGATGTAAATGGGAAATACTATGACCAAAATGGAATAAAAAGATTAGCTATAGGTTATAGAGATAATCCTTTTTCAGGATATATATGTGTATTAAGACCTAACAATCAAAAAAAATTAGGCTTAAATGCTGATAGATCAGGAAACAGAATTGCTCAAAACGGAACTTTTACAGCAAGTGTTAATAACTTGAATGTAAGAAGAAGTCCATCTTTGAGCGGTCAAGTTGTAGCACAATACGACAAAGGTGAAAGTGTAAAATATGATAGCTATATAGATAATGAAGGTTATCGTTGGATAAGCTATGTAGGCAAGTCTGGAAACAGAAATTATATAGCAAGAAGAAAACTAGATAATAGTCAGATTTTTGGCACTTGTAAATAAAGATTGGTAGGCTTAACCTACCACAAAGTATTACAAAAATATTTCATTTTGTTAACTTTCTTTAATAAAAAAATAACATTATTAATACCATATTGAAAAAATTACTAAACTTTGATATAATGCATATACTAAATAATAAATTTAAAATTTACGTTATTCAATATTGATTTTTTATGTAAAGTGTGATAAAATGAGGTTACTATGAAAGGATGTGATTACATGGCCATAACTACTGCTGAAAAGTTAGCAAACTATATAAAAGCAAAATATTACCATAAATACAAAAGAGAAATATCTCCGTTAAAATTGCAAAAATCTTTATATTTTTGTTTTGCTTATTGGGGAGGGTTTGTAAGAAGGGGTAAGAATAGTGAACAGATGACAGAAATAGATGTTTCTGAATTTGAAGAATACCTATTTGATGATGCAATTGAAGCTTGGGTATATGGTCCTGTTGTTAGAAGTGTATACTCAAAACAGAATGAAATAAAAAAAGATTTAACATCTCCTTTCAATAATGATTTTATTACACAATTCATAGATGGAATTTTGGACGATATATTAAGCATTAGTGATTTTGCACTTGTAGAGGAATCGCATAAAGATAACTGCTGGAAAAATAATTTTGATTTCAATGAAATGATTCATAGCAATGAGATACCAAAAGAAGATATAATTAAAGAATATGTGTATAAATAGATTTAAACATGTACTGGATAGATATAATAATCCTACATTAAAAGAAGAATACTACTCTACTTTAGATATGGATTACGCCATGAAGTCAATAAAAATAGACCATGAAAAGTTTACAAATTTTGTAAAAACTGACCAAAATGAACAGTATAAATTATTAAAAAAAATATATATAGACTATAAAAACGGGAAAAATATATTAAATAAGTTTCAGGCATATGATGTAGAATTATATTCAAAAAATACTCAAAGGCTTACTAATATACTTTCTTATAATAACATGCAAAACTTTACAAATTTAAGAACATCTAACGTGCTTAAATACCATATGATTGAAAATAAAAAGTTGAGATTATATATTGAAAAAGATAAAAATAACAAACTAATAGTAAGATTAATAGATTTATATCATTTAGCTATACCATCTGCACATAAAGGAATTTCTTCAGAAATTATGAAAGAAAGAGTATATAACGAACATAAAAATAATAAAATAAATATAAATGAAATAAAACACAAATAATAAGAGAGTTCTGAGGACGGAACTGGTAGCCGTAGCCCATCGAAAGATGTAGGAGATGTGGGAGTACCACCCCACCTAACTCTCTTGACTTAAAAGGAGTAAGGCAACTTACTCCTTAAATTATTTAGAGCAGGTTTAATCCTGCTCTTTTTGTCAATCCAACATAATTTTTAGCTTTTCTCATACAATCCTCCTAAATATACATTCTAATATATTTAGATTAATATTTTTTATTTATTTTTCTACAACTAAAGTACCTGGTTCGTATTTTTCATTATCATAATAAAAATTATATTTTTGTGTTTTTAATTCTTCTTTTACTAATTTTTCAAATTCTTCTTCACTTTCAAATAATTCTTTTTCTTCAATTCCAGCAAAAACATCTTCTAAAGCCAATGCATATTTTCTATCTTCACTTTCTAATATCATATCATCAATACCATACACTACATTTTTTACAATTTCTTCTTTTTTCATAACAATTACCTCCAAGCTTTTTAAATAGAAGCTTAACTATATTATAACATAACATTTTGTCGAATTTTGTAGATAGTGTTTTTGTTGTACTTCTCTGTACTTTATCTCTCTCTGATACTATTATTATAGCATACCGTACGGTATTTGTCAATGCTTTTTATTTATTTTTTAAAAATTTTTTAATTTCTGGTAAAAGTATATCCGCTCTTGTAATATTTTTTTCTTTTAATTTAGCGTCAAATTGCTCTCCTAATTGTTTAGGAATATCTATGTAGATCCTTTTTAATTTTTCTTTTTGATATTTCGTTTTATATTCAAATTTTTTCTTTTCCATTTTTATACCTCCCGCAAAGGCTAGTTTTTGAAGAACTAGCAAACTTTTTTAATTTATTTATGTGAGTTAATATTAATTGTTCTTTGTGCTTTTGCATTTTCAATCTCAGATTTTGTTGTGTTTGTATCAGTATTATCTAATTTAGCTATAATTGCAAAACATATTAAAAAAAACGCTAAGATTAAAAACTTTTTAAATACTTTCATAATTTACCTCCTGTCTAGAAGATTAATTTCCTCTTGACAAGTGTTAAATTATAATGTATAATTTGTTTACACTTGTAAGAGTGTAGTGTTGGAGTTTGTAAACTTGTTCTTTGCGGGAATTGTTTACATTCTCCTTTTTTGTAGTCTCTTCTTAACTACATCTATATTATACTATACCGTACGGTATTTGTCAATACTTTTTTTGAAAAAAGTTAAATTTTTTTAAAAATAGAAAAAATCATTTGACACTATATTTTTTGTGATGTTATAATAATAATAGGAGGCGAGATATTTTGATAAATAAATATATAATAAATAAGATTTCCAATTTTAATAAAATGATAAAAGAATTAGAGAATTATTATACTATTGAATTTGAAACTGATAGTTTGATACTACATAGTAAAAGCGACAAAAAAATATATTGTATTGATTATAAATATATAGATGAGAATAATGTTAAAATATTAGATAATTACGAATTGTATAAAGAAATGAAATCGTCTGATATAAATCAGCATAACTAAAATAGCTTAAGTGTGCTACTACATTTTGACTTTTGGCAAATTTTTATAAATATTTGTACCCATATTTGTACCCATATTTTTGTTGTTATCATGAATATATCAAACATATATTAAACAAAATTTGTGAGTTAAACTAATAGCTAAAAGTGCTGAATTTTCAATGTTGTTATTACCAAAAATATATTAAGTTATAATTAAAGCTATTTTTACGATATGTTTCCTTCCACCCCTGCCAAATATTGTAATCAAAAGAGTTTCAGTAAAAAATACTGGTTAAATTTTGTATAAACCAGTTACTGGAACTTTTTTTACTTTATATATATACTTTTTTTACAGTTAGAGCTTAATTTACATTGC